GCATGCCTGGACCAGCAGCGAGATGCGGTTGTTCACCAGGTCCAGTTCGTTGTACTGGTCCTGGAAGATGACGAAATCGTTGGTGGGGATACAGTTCGAGGTGGTCGTCAGGGCGAACAGCGGCTTGGGACATGGCTCGAAATCCTCCAGCTTGAGCGGGTCATCCACTTCATCGAGGATTTCCGGCCAGGCTTTTGAGATCCAGATGACCTTGCGCTTCTGGCGATCCCAGATCTCATAGATCATGGCTTTCTGGAGGATGTCGTTCTTTGGCTCATTGGACTGACCACCCGACATGGTGCTGCGCGGGTTGAAGTCCAGCGGGATTTGATCGCCTGCCTCGGGGAACCGTTTTTCCAGGGCATCCCTGTCCATATAGACCCGGCGAGCCACCCAACGGCGCTCTTTCCACGTCCGGCAAGGGGAGTACAGGAAGTCCTCCCAGAACACGTGCTCGATCATGACCTCTTGCCGCTTCACGCGCTCGAATGTGGCAGCCTCTTGGATCAGTTCGCCACTGAGGTCGTCCCACTGTTCCTCCAGTGTCTCCTCCTCGGTGTCTGTCTCCAGGCGCAGCCACGCAACGCCCAGGCCGGGCACCAGGCGGTCCTGCACGGCATCCTTCATGACTTGATCGAAGTCGCATTCCGGCTCGTCAATGTCCTGCATGATGGCGTTCTGGAGCATCAGGCCGGCCACGCGGGCGGGGTCGTCCATCGACTGTCCAAAGCGCCGGCTGACACTCACCTTGGGAATCTTGGCGTACAGCGAGGCTTCCAGGATGCTGACGTTGGCGGTGAAGATGTTGAACTTGCGCTCGCTGCCATCAACCGAGTCCCGCTCGTCCTTGTAACGCCGAACAGTTGTGCGCCCCTGCTTGCGGAAGTTGTCAAATTCCTTTTCCGCCATGGTGATCTCGTCGTTCCAACGGCGATAGCGGGAGTCAAGGGTCTTGTCTGCCTCTTCGACAGACTTGATGCGGGATGATGCGTATGCGGATTCAGTTGACATTACAACCTCACATTGGAAACTTTGGGCATATCCTCGAACAACTCATCGAGGGTCATATCAGCAGTGGTGGGGAGGGACTTTACCACGGTTAGTTGTGGGCGGGAAATCTGGAGCAGGCGGCGACCCATCAGGCCGAGGGCATCAACGCCGTCATCCACTCCCTGGCCCAGTGCGTTCGGGAATTGCAGCAGCTCCTTGGTGAGCCATGAAGTCCAGGGAGCGTTGGGGGGCATATACACCTTGCGTCTTTTGAACTGACCACGCAGCGGGGCAGCGCGGGTCTCCTTGTCCTGCCCCCGCATCGGCATGGGCTTCCAAGGTACATTGGTACCAACTTGCCGCGCCTTCGTCGCCACCAGCGGCCCGAACACTTTTGAGGCGTTGTCATCGTCAATCAACCATTCTTGAGGTCGATGGGCCTGGCAAAGGGCCACGAGCGTGGTGGCGGACGAGTCAGGATCTGTTCGTGCCCGCCTAGCCTCAAGGATGTCCCAGTCTCCGTCAGCGTCAACTGCCACAACGATGTGTACAGTGTAGTCCCCTGTATTGACTGACAGAGCCAAGTCTGACATGCCATATGTGGTGGAGGGGTTGATTGGTGACTCACGGAATTGCACCTCCTCAGTACTGACCCAGCTCCCCTCATCAGCCGGCGGCTCCTGCTGGTACAGGGTCTTCCACTTGTAGTCGTCCCGTTGGGCGTCAATGACCATCTCTTGGGTGTACCACTCAGGCCACAGCCGCTCCCCCGGTTGCCGCCCAAGAGGGTCATTGGCTGTGGCAATCATTGGCAGTGTCAATATCCGCTGGCGTCTTGTGGGGGAGGTGATGTTCCGGTCGATCAGGTAGCCAGCCAAGTCATTCCTGGCCAGCCGTTGGCAGATCAGGACCACCTTGCCCTGGGGCTTCAGGCGGGTGATGAAGTCTGTCTCGTACCAGTTGTGAATCTTGGACAGTTGCGTGATACTCTGAGCTTGCTCAAAACCTGAGATGGGGTCATCGATCACCGCCAAGTCCGCACGGAAGCCCAAGATGCCTGAGCCCACACCGGCACCATAGAACTCCCCACCCTCATTGGTAGCCCAGCGGGTCGCAGCAGTCGCGTCCTTGGACAGAGACACGCTAAACAAGGCTTTGAAGGTGGGGGTATCAACAATATTCCTCACCCGTCGGCCCCACTTCTCCGCCAGCTCAGTGCTGTAGGAGGCAGTCAATATGTGACCCTTGGGGAACCTGCCCATGAAGTATGAGGGCAAGGCAATGGAGGTGTATGTTGACTTAGCCGAGCCTGGGGGAGCCAATATGATCAACTCATCCCAGAGGTCATCCAGAAGCTCGTCAATGGCGTCACAGATCAGGTGGTGGTGGGCAGCGGGGATACCGATGTCCATGTAGCTGGCATAGTGGGCAAGGGACGTTCTTGCTTGGTCCCTCTGTTCCAGCTGGTGGAGGAGCTGTCTTGCGTCAACTGCCATCGTAGTTGGGTTCCAAGGCAGCTGCTTGTTTGAACAGCATCAGCTTCAGCTTGTCAGTGCTGATGTCCTTCAAGTCATCCTCGTGGAGAGCATTAGGATCAAGCGATGAGGAGTCAATCTTCACCGCGGCAGGGATCATCTTGGAGTACAAGGCATAGAATGCCGTTGGGTTCTTGTCAGCCCACAGCGCCAATCGGGGGACACCCCCTATCAGTGTGAAGGTGGTATTGAACTGCTCTATGATGTTCTGCTTTACAGATTGGGAGCGAGACTGCCGCTTGCGGATGGCGTATTGGGCGAGCTGAATGACCTCTTGGGAGAGCTGATCCCTGGGGGCGAACTGCTCCATGAGGTCTGGACCCTCCTCATATTGGGTCGCTTCGCTTCCCGATGAGGGTATAACCTCAATCTCTTCGCACTCCTGTTGCTGTAGTAGCTCCATACCCCATAGGATACGCCTGTTTTATTGGAAAGTAAAGGGGCATCTCGCGCGCGGGCTTCTGTATACTAATGGTATGTCCATAGAAATTGATCAACTCACGAGGGTGGGCTAATATGAGGCCTATATATACCGTCGGTATGTCCATAGAAACTGATCAATATATGAGGGGGTGCTATACGATACCAGACCGGGGCCACCACGCTGGTGCTGGGGGGGTCATCCAACCAGGCAGCATGCCTGCCGCCATAGCTGCTGCCTATCACTACTGCCCCGAACCATAGCTATTGACTAGCATAGCGTTGGCCTATCAACCCTGCCCACCGCCATAGTCATGAAAGCCATCGGCCTCACATAAGGAATCACTTACCTCATCCCCCAGATGGGGGCGAAAGTCTTAGCTATAAATGTACCCTTTTACCCCGAAATGCCTTTACTTTTCATACCGTCGGAGTACACTTGATTCATCGGCTAATTCTGGCCGGTGCTACTGGAGATTGAAATGACTGCTACTACCGCCCCCGTCGTTGCTGCCCGCCGTGCCCTCCTCATCGGTACCAAGGAAGTGACCTTTACCCCGTACGTCATCCGCAAGGTTGGCGAGCAGCGCCAGGTCGTGATCGATGGTGAGATCCAGTGGGTGATCTATAACCCGCACCGCGAACTGACCTACCTGCACCTGAACATCGATGGCGAGATGGTCGGTGGCCGGATCGCTGCCGAGTTGGTGGCCGACTGCTCGTATGACTCCTTCGTGAAGACCCGCAAGGTTGCCCCCGTGGCGGCCAAGGCAACCGATGCTGAGATCAACGCTCCTGTGGGCGTCGAGGTGCCGGCTGACTTCGTGGCCGCGATGGCTGAGATCGCCGCCCCCAAGCCTGCCGCCAAGAAGGCCCGCAAGCCCAAGACGCTGGCCCCTGAGATCGAGGCTGTCACCCCCGCCACTGAATCCTGGCTCGCCGCCTAATCCCAACCACCGCCCCTTCGGGGGCGGTCTCCCAAGGAGTCTGCTATGCTCGTCCTCATCTTCCTTGGCCTCGTGCTGGTGGCCATCGTCCTCTTTCTCAACATCGTAGTGCCCCTGTACATAGGCCTACTGGCCCTGGTGGGCTGGGCTGAGCGCCCCACGCTGAACCTGCTGGCCAAGCTGCCCAAGCCGCCCC